TAGAAATAAATTATAAATTCATTATATTAGATACAATGAATTTTTTGAGATTACCGATGGAATTGGTGGATAAAATATTGGAGTATGAGAACATATATGAGGAGTATCATAAAAAGGTGATTAGAAACATAGTGTTTGCAAATTATCGTTATAATATGTGGATATGGAGTAATTTTTACAAAGATAGTTTTTACAAGTATGTATTAGAAATAGATGTGAAGAAAATATATATTAATAATATAAAATGGAAACAAATAAATCAGGAAAAAGCGGAAAAGTAAGTAATAGTAAGCCAAGTTCATCAAATAAAAATAAAACAAGTTCTAAGAAGAAGAAACCGATGAACCAGACAGTAAAAACGAAAATATTTAAGGAATCGTTGGCGAAATTGTCAAGTGGTGAAATATTAACAAAGGCGTTAGATTTAGATGAAATTATAGAAATGGAGGAAAAGAGTGCATCAAAAATCAAACCGAAGTTAATGAAGGATTTATCAAGTATAGAGAAAGCAATTAAGCGAAATAAGAATGGAGGGTATATAGTGATTGGAGATGCTCATCATGGGGATTTAATATTTGATTTAATAATCAAGCTGTATCCAAATTTGAGTGAAGAATTACAAAAAATATTAAAGAACGCCTATTATTTTTGCGAAGGGGAGAACCAAATGAATGAAATAAAGGAGTTAGGTTATGGAAAGAAACATATAGGTTTAGATAAAAAGTCGGTAAATATATCAAAATACGATGAATTAAAAAGAAATCATCAAGCGAATACAGAGTGGCCAGAAATCATTATGAAAAATAGACACAGTGGGTTGCATATAATATCAATAGGAAGAAGTCATTTATATTCAATAAAGGCAAAAAAGGATAATTCAAAAGTAAAAACAGTAATATCTTTTCAAGATACTTTTAAGAAAAGAACTGCAAAACCAATAACAGTATTTGCAATGAATAATGATATAGAGTTAAATTATGATGATTACAAGGAATATTCAGCAACACATCAATTAGATGAAGTAACAAATAATCCAAAAATCAGGTCATTATTTGTGGTATAACTCGTAAGTATATTAAAATGTTATTCTTTTAGTATTTTAATGGAAAGGGTAGTGTTAGATTCAATAGAAAATATAAAGAATGATAAGGCGACATTACAGAAGATGATTTTTTTAATAAATGCATTGGAAGATGGGTGGTCAGTGAAGAAAGATAAAGAAAGTTATGTATTTACAAAAAAGCATGAAAATAAAAGAGAAATCTTTCAAGAAAATTATTTAGAAAGATTTTTGATTTCAAATTTTTCTCAAGATGTAATTTTAAAAAATAATTCAACTGTGTAATGGGAAGGCAATGTGTAAAATATATAGTAATTATTATATATTTTGAGTTAGCGTAAATGGTGTGATAGCAGGAATGATTTTTTGCAAATTATTTAGGAGATTTTAGATAAAAGTAAAAAATGAATAAAAAAAGAATTAAATTAAATCTTGTGAAATTATTTTCTATAGTAAGTGTATATAGCTCAATATGGCTGGTGGACTTATGCAACTTGTCGCCTATGGCGCCCAAGACGTTTTCCTTACTGGAACCCCCGAAATTACCTTCTGGAAGGTATCTTACAGACGCCACACAAACTTTGCAATGGAAAGTATTGAACAAACATTCTCTGGACAAGCCGATTTCGGTCGTCGTGTAACATGTACAATCAGCAGAAATGGTGATCTTGCTTACCGCACCTATCTTCAAGTAACTCTTCCTGAGATCAACCAAGATCACAACGCATCAGGAAATGTATATGCTCGTTGGTTAGATTGCCCTGGTGAGCAATTAGTAGCTCAAGTAGAGATTGAGATTGGTGGTCAACGCATTGACCGTCAATACGGTGACTGGATGCACATCTGGAACCAACTTACCCTTTCCAAGGAACACCAAGATGGTTACAACAAGATGATCGGTAACACCACCGCTCTTACCTACATCTGTGACCCTACCTTCGCTGCTGTTTCTGGACCTTGCGCTTCATCTGGAGGACCTGCTCAAGTATGTGCTCCTCGTAATGCTCTTCCTGAGACCACCCTTTATGTTCCTCTTATGTTCTGGTACTGCCGCAACCCTGGACTTGCCCTTCCTTTGATTGCTCTTCAATACCACGAAGTTAAGATTAACATTGACTTCCGTCCTATTGGTGAGTGCTTGTGGGCTGTTTCCACTCTTGAAACTGGAACCGCAGCTAGCACAGTATCTGTATCCACAGCTTACCAACAATCCCTTGTAGCTGCTTCTCTTTATGTAGATTATATCTTCCTTGACACTGATGAGCGCCGCAAGATGGCTCAAAACCCTCATGAATACCTTATTGAGCAAGTTCAATTCACAGGTGACGAATCTGTTGGTTCCTCTTCCAACAAGATCAAGCTTAACTTCAACCACCCTTGTAAGGAACTTGTATGGGTTGTCCAACCTGATGCTAATGTAGATTACTGTGCTTCTTTGGAACACGACTCCACCCTTTTCAAGGTTCTTGGTGCTCAACCTTTCAACTACACAGATGCTGTTGATGCTCTTCCCAACGCTGTTCATGCTTTCGGTGCTCAAGGTGAGACTTCCGGAACCACAGCCTTCATCAACTCTGGTGTATTCGAGACCCCTGGTTCTGTAGATGTTACAGGAACTGGTAATGGAACCACAGCTGCTGACCGTTCAGGAACAGTATTCGCTTCTGGTCGTGCTGATGCTTCCACAGTCCAAGGTTCAGGTGTATCTGATGCTGGAACATTCGTTCTTGCTGAGACCGCTCTTGACATGCACTGCTGGGGTGAGAACCCTGTCGTAACCGCTAAGCTTCAACTTAACGGCCAAGACCGTTTCTCCGAGCGTGAGGGTTCCTACTTTGATGTAGTCCAACCTTACCAACACCACACCCGTAGCCCCGATGCTGGTATCAATGTTTACTCATTCGCTCTTCGCCCTGAGGAACACCAACCATCTGGAAGCTGCAACTTCTCCAGAATTGACAACGCTGTTCTTCAACTTGTCCTTTCTTCCAACACCGTATCCGGAACCAACACCGCCAAGGTCCGTGTATATGCCGTCAATTACAATGTTCTCCGTGTAATGTCAGGAATGGCAGGTGTGGCATACTCAAACTAAATTAATTAACCATAAAATCTATTAATTAAAAACAAGTTTTATTAATAATTAAAAAAATTTAATATTATAAATTCTATAATATTAACACTAATAAAATAGTTCAATTGTTTGAATAGTTTTGTCTGGTACGTTGTTTATCCAGTAATCAATTTGCTTAAAGAGAATGTTCAATCTATTTTCCCATTCTTTTACCTTTGTTTTAGGAACAGATATAACACCATAACCGTTTAGTTTCCAACAAGATGATACTTTTTTACCATTTTCATTAACATAACTATCGGGATTAAATCGTATAAACGAAATAGGTCTATGACTTAAATCTTGAGAAATTTCCATCAATCTTTTGTTTTCACAAGAACAATCATATGTGTCGTGTTTATTTTCATCTATTTCCACAATAACAATATGGCTTCCAAGTTCAAGCAATAAATCAGGTCGTCTTTTGCTACAACCACCTTCAATTTGTTTATCAGCAATCCATCCAAAATCAGGAAATTTATCAATAACTTTTTCTTTTAATTTAAAGTTGCGTGATGCTTCAATCTCAGGGTGAAAGTGAAGGACACAAGGAAGACAATATCCATTATATTTTGTAATACCTCTTGTTTCGCATAAAGGTGCTTTACATAATTGACTACCACCACATATTTTACAACGAGATTTCAGTTTATTATGAACACAAACTAACGACCCTTTACATTCTAAACAACTTTGTTTAAGTTTATTATGTTCGCATATTTGGCTTCCTTTACATTCTATGCATCTAAGTCTTCTTTTTCCATGAGAGCATATAGATGCACCTTTACAATCAACACAGTAGTTTTTTTCAACTCCGTGGCTACATAGATTTGTTCCAGAACAACCTTTGCATCTT